ATGGCAGACATCAGCAAAGAACCGATTAAGATACGAGAGAAGAAACTTGCCAATGGAAACATATCTCTCTATCTCGACATTTACAGAAATGGCAAGCGTGAGTATGAGTTTTTGAAACTCTACCTTATCCCAGAGAAGACAAAGCAGGACAAGGAGAAGAACAAACGAACCATGCTTCTTGCAAACTCCATCAGAGCAAAGCGTACGGTGGACTTGCAAAATGGGGAGTTTGGTTTCAAGTCGGCATACAAGGAAGATACATTATTCTATCCTTATTATAGAATGATGTGTGAGAAGAGACTCGGAAAGGAAAGCAGAGGTAATTGGGGAAATTGGCGGTCATGCTTGAAGCATTTGGAGAAGTACGACCCTAACCAGAATATCACCTTTGCCGAAATCACCCCTCAATGGGTGCAAGGCTTCCGTGACTACTTGGAGAATGATGCGGTAGCATGGGGCAATGATTATCGAAAGAGGATAAAAGACCATCCCCTATCAAGAAACTCAAAGCTGAGTTACTTCAACAAATTGCGTGCTTGCCTAACACAGGCATACGAAGAGCGCATCATCCAATACAACCCGATAAGGGGTATCGAGAACTTCAAAGAGGAAGAGGGTACGAGAATGTATCTTACCATTGAAGAAGTGAAGAAACTCGCCCAGACTGAATGCGAATACCCAAACATCAAGCGAGCATTTCTTTTCTCTTGCCTTACAGGACTCAGACGAAGCGATGTTTTACGTCTCACTTGGTCAGAAATCAAAAAGCAGGGAGATTTCACTCGCATTATATTCCGTCAGAAGAAAACAGGAGGGCAAGAATACCTCGACATTACCCCACAAGCAGCAGAACTCCTTGGAGAGAGAGGTAAGCCCGATGAGCATATGTTTACAGACATCCATTCTCCTACTTGCACCAACGAAACAATCAAAAGATGGGTACTGAGGGCAGGAATAGACAAAAAGATAACTTTCCATTGCGCCCGACACACATGTGCAGTTATGATGCTCGACATCGGAACGGACATCTATACCGTATCAAAGTTGCTCGGTCATCGTGAACTGAATACGACTCAAATCTATGCAAAGGTGCTTGATAAGAACAAACAAAAGGCGGTTGCCAACATTCCCGATATTTTGGGAGAACGTACTGAAAATGGGGATAAGCGTACCGATTAACCAAGACATTGACACAAAATAACGGAAAAGCGTACACGATACGACCTTTTCCGTTTTTTCGTTTATTGCAAATACATCGTTCCCTTACCTGTGAGAAGCCAATTTGAAGAGACCCCACAATCACGGATAAGAGGAATGAGCCATCCAACCTCAAAGAAACCTCGACCTAAATCTTTGCGCTGAGCATAGAAATGTCGTTTGTCTATGTTGTTGGTCGCACAGAACTGAGAGGTATTCTTTATGAGTTTGTTATCGAGTGAAGTTTGGAACGCTTGAAAGAAACGCTCCATGATGGCGATTGTGTCTTCACTATAATTTCGTCTTCTACTCATTTGTGATTTCTGTTATAGTCATATCATCAAGAATATAAGTACCAAAGTCCAAATCATCAGACATTGAAGACATCAATACATTAAGATTGTTTTCTCCATCCCATTCATGTAGTTTCCCAGAAACTTTATACTTACAATTCTTATCAAGTTTTGCAGCAATATTATTGTCAATCCTACCAAAAGCGATGATTTTCACAAAAGGGGATATATACTTATCACTGCTATTAGATGGCGCATCTATTGAAAAATTAGTTGAAGAAACGAAAATAGCACATTTGCCATCTTTACCATCTAACAAATCATCAAAAGAAAAAACTATATCATCCAAATCTCTTGCGTCCTTTCCTATAAAAGAGCGTGAGTGATTTGTAATAGAGTCATTTATAGCATCTTTTGCCATTTCGTTTGATGCGTAATTTGGATATTGACTAACTAATGATTTTGCATACTTTATCACATAAGGGTCATTTACCTTTTCTTCTGAACAAGAACAAAAGACAAATGCAAAGACTGCTAACAATGATAATACTTTTCTCATTATTATATATAATATAGGTTAGACATTGAGCGACAACGTATCTTGATAGAGTGCTTCTATCTCTTGCGTAGGCTCGTTATATACTTTTCTTCTATCAATCTCTTTGCCAAGTTCCAACAATAGAGATGATTTCATATCACTCGGAACTGAACCAAATGATACTTGATACTTCAAAGCATCTATAACTTTTCTACTCCAATCTTTCATTTACTCATATTTTCTATAATGTTAAGTAATCGGTCTGTATTTCTCTGATTGACTGCCAGAGCATCAGTCAGAGCCTTACGCATAGCGGCTATCTCATCAAGAGCCTTATCTAACAAAGAAGAATTTGGCTCTAAGTGATTGCCATTGCCGTTTATGTTTGGAGAATTGTCTCCATGAGATGTTTGAGATACGTTTCCCTTTATCATTTCGCCCTCTCCATATAATAACCATTCTCTATTAAGTTCGGGGAAAGCCGTCAGAACATTGTTCAGTTTATCAGAGCCAAACCCTTTTCTCATAGAGGTAACGTAACCAGAGGATAATCCGCACCTTTGTTCAAAGGTCTTCATCGTAATCCCCTTATGCTTAACGAACTCGATGGTTCTGTCCTTAATTGTAGTGTTCATACGCTCAACTTGCTTAATAAAACTTAAAATCAGAACAAAATCAGAGAAATGTTTTGTTATTTCAGAGAAATGCTCTATCTTTGCAGCGTCAATAAGAAAAGTTATTGAGTTGCGATAAAAGAAATTTTGGGGCAAAGATACAAAATAAGTGCCTAACAAGCAAATAATTAACATTAAAATAATTTAACGCAATGGTTCAAAAGACATTTAGAAACCTCTACGAGGATGAAAAGAAGAAGCCCACGGCAGCGCAATTGTTTGTTTCGAGGGTTGCCACGTTGACCAAGCGGTCAGAAACAACGGTTAGAATGTGGATTAGTGGTCAGCAAGTACCCGATGAACTTGCAAAGAGTGTGATTGCACAAGAATTTGGTGCAGATATAAACAGCCTATTCCCCAAAGAGGTAACGGCATAAAACAAAAAAGACTATGTTACGGATTATCTTGAATTGGCGATATTGGGTATTGCTCGCCATCGGTTCAGTTGCCTTGATTGGCATTTTCGGCACTCCAGAGGATTATGAGGGTTTCGCATGGTGGGTGGCTTTCTTTGTATCAAAGGCTATCGGTTTCTATCTCGGTTATCTATACTTTCGCCTTTTCATGTATTGGGATGACCGTAACGAGATAGCAGAGTTATCCAAATTAGTAAACAATATGGAGGAATAATCTATGAGTACGGATGAAAGATTGGAACGTATCGAGAGACTTATCCTAATGTCATCGAAAAATGCCCTCAATACGAAAGAAGTTGCCATCATGCTTGATATATCTGAGAGTAGAGTGAGACACTTGGTAAATGAGAAGTCTCTTCCCTACTACAAGCAAGGGAACAAAACCTATTTCAAAAAATCGGAAATAGAGTCATGGATGCTCCATACCAGATATGAAAGCAAGGCAGAGATTGAGAGTAAGGCAGCGACTTACATCGCCACAGGAAATTTTTAATATTAACAATAAACAACGCAAATGATGAAAACAATCATCTTAAAGAAAATGCACTTCCTTAACTTCAAGGGATTGCGAGAACTCGAAATCGAGTTTGATGAGAAATCGACCAGCATCTACGGTCGTAACGGTTCGGGAAAGACTACGGTCTTCGATGGGTTCACATGGGTTTTGTTCGGTAAGGATAGTTTCGACCGCAAGACTTTCGACATCAAGACACTTGACATCCACGGTGTAGCCATTCCACGCTTACCACATGAGGTTTCAGTCATCCTCTCGGTAGATGGTGAGGAAGTGACACTTTGCCGCCGCTACAAAGAGAAATGGCAAAAAAAACGTGGTCAGTCTGAGGAAGAGTTTACAGGACACGAAGAGGAACGCTTGTATAACGATGTACCTTGCAACGTGAAAGAATGGAACGAGAAGATTGCAGGACTTTGCTCTGAGCAGATTTTCAAGTTTATCACCTCTCCATCTTACTTCACCTCACAGAAGACCGATGCGCAGCGTGCAATGCTCATCCGTATGGCAGGAGGTATCTCTGATGAAGAGATTGCAGATGATAACGAAGATTTCAAGGAATTGCTCAAACACATTACAGGAAAGTCTCTCGAAGAGTACAAGCGTGAGGTCGCAGCCAAGAAGAGACCTATCAAGGATGAGATTGACGGCATCCCAGAGCGCATTGACGAACGCAATAGAGATATGCCAGAGTCATACGATTACGATGCTCTCGAAAAGGAGTTGCAGGATAAGAAGTCAGAGTTGGCAAAGGTGGAAGCATCCATCGAGGACGCATCCAAAGCCATAACCGCTACCAACGAGAAGCGTTTAGACCTCGCCAAGAAACTTGCAGACCTCAGACAAGAAAAATTGTCTCTTGGATATACCATCAAGGGAAAGGTACAAGAGGGGTATCGCAAGGCACTCGAAACACAGAACAATCTCAAAGACGAAATCAAGAGATTGGAGCAATCGGCAAAGTCCCTATCAGTCAGCATCGAGAATGATGAGGAAAACTTGAAGAAGTGCCAAGAACTCAGAGAGAAACTTTTGAAAGAATGGCATGAGGTCAACGACCAAAAAATCAAGTTCAACGATGAGGATTTCATTTGCCCTACTTGCAAGAGACCTCTCGATGTGGATGACATCGAAGCCAAGCAAAAGGAGATGACAGAGAATTTCAATTCTCAGAAAGCATCCAAGTTGGAGGAAATCAACCGCAAGGGTAAACAAAACAAGGCAAAGATGGAAACCTATGATACTGCCATCGGTCAGAACAAAAAAGACCTCGACACCATCAACAAGAAGATTGAGGAAATCAAGGCATCCGATGATTACAAGGTCGTTTTGGTCGAACCAGATGCTACCGACACCATCAAGGCAGATGAGAAGTACATCGCACTATCCTCTGAGATTACAAAGATTGATGAGGAACTTGCAAAGCCTATCGACCGCCCGAACACTCTCGTATTGAAAGACAAGAAAGCATCCATACTTGCAGAGATTGACGGCATCAAGGAGAAACTCAATAGCCGTGAGACCGCCAAGCGCAACCAAGAGCGCATCAGCGAGTTGGAGACCAGACTTCGCACGTTATCCGATGAACTTGCCAACTATGAGAAAATGGAGTTTACCATCCAAAACTTCTCAAAAGCACGTATCGAAGCCGTGGAGCGCAAGATAAACGGAATGTTCAAACTCGTATCGTTCAAGATGTTCGACAAGCAAATCAACGGTGGAGAGGTTGAGACTTGTGAGGCGATGGTTTGCGGTGTTCCTTACTCTTCCCTCAACCACGCAATGAAGATTAACGCAGGACTCGACATCATCAATGCTATATGTAAGTTTGAGGGCATAACCGCACCGATATTCACGGATAATGCTGAGAGTATCAATGAACTTTTGCCTACGCAATCACAGATTATCCGATTAGTGGTTTCTGAGGATGACAAACTCACTATCAAAAAACAATAAAGTTACAATTATGAGCAATCAAGTAGCAACAACAAACCAAGAGACAGGCATCGCAAAGTTGAAAGCCACTCTCGCAGCTCCATCGGTACAGGAGCAGTTCAAGAACGCATTGGCAGACCACAAAGACCTCTTTGTTTCTTCCATCATCGACCTCTACAACGGTGACAAATCATTGCAGAGTTGCAATCCGAACGCAATCATCTGTGAAGCCCTCAAAGCGGCAGTCCTGCGATTGCCGATTAACAAGGCACTCGGTTTCGCCTATATCGTGGTATATAACAACTCGGTCAAGGGCGATGATGGCAAGTGGTACAAAGTGCCTACACCTACATTCATCCCAGGCTATAAGGGTTACATCCAACTTGCCATGCGCACAGGAATGTATAAGACCCTTAACGCTGATTTCGTCTATGAGGGGGAACTCAGAAAAGCCGACAAACTCACAGGCGCAATTGACTTCAACGGAGAGAAGAAATCTGACAAAATCATCGGTTACTTCTGCTATTTCGAGTTGTTGAACGGATTTAACAAGACCCTATACATCGGACTTGAAGACATGGCAGCGTATGCCAAGCGATACTCAAAGAGCATCCCGAAAGATACCACCGTTGCACAACTCATCGAGGTTGCCAAGAAGAACGAGGTTTCAAAGTCCGTTGGTTGGATGGGCAATTTCAACGACATGGCATTGAAGACCGTTATCCGCAGACTTCTATCAAAGTACGGTTATCTTTCAGTGGAGATGCAAGGTGCTTTGGCTGGAGACAACGAGGGAGATGAGTACGCAGACCGAAATCACATGATTTCAGAGGGAGCGAACAAGACCACCATCAACCTCGAAGATACCACCTATGAGGAAGTAGATAAGGAGACAGGCGAAATCATCAAAAAGGGAGCGGATGAGCCAAAGGATGACGGTCAGAACACAAGCAATGCTCCCGATTTCTAACATCATAATCAGAAAGGAAACAAGGCATGGTACTTAAATGTTTAGGTTCTTCATCATCGGGAAACTGCTATCTGTTGGAAGCAGAGAAAGAAACTCTCATCATTGAAGCAGGAGTTGACATGAGAGAAGTGAAAAAAGCTCTTGATTGGCAGATGAGCAAGGTTTGCGGATGCTTGATTTCGCATGAGCATAACGACCATGCCAAGTTTCTCTCTGAAATGACAAAGAACGGCATCAAGGTTCTCGCAATACCAGAAGTATTCGATGCAAAGAAAGTCAAAAATCGGGCGTTCTGCAAGGAGATTGAGCCGATGCACGGTTATAAGGTCGGTGGGTTCAAGGTCTTTGTTCTGAGAGTGGTTCACGATGTACCTTGTGTAGGTTTTATCATCGAGCATGAGGATATGGGACGATTGCTATTCATAACAGATACAATGATGTTGGAGTATAACATCCCGAACCTCGACCACATTATGATAGAAGCCAACTACTCGGATGAAATCCTACAAGACAACATCGAAAACGGCATCATGCCGCTATCCATGCGTGACAGACTTCTTCACTCCCACATGGAAATCAAGACAACTGAGGATGTTTTGAAGTCAACAGACCTACGGAATGTAAAGGAAGTGATTTTGTTGCATCTGAGCGCACGAAACTCGAACGCTGAACAATTCTCTCAATCAGTCCGCAAAGTCGCAGGAAAGCCCACATACGTGGCTAAATCGGGTCTAATATTGGATTTGTCATCTAACGAGTTTTGAACATGAATGAGATTTGCAGGAATTGCGATGATGAGCAAAATTTAGTGAACGGTGGCTATTGTTTGATACTCAAACATTACATCGAGTATCACCAGACACCACCATGTAACAAAACAGATAAAAGTGAATAATCATGGAAAAAGATATTATTGAAATCAAGAAGTCCGATTTGCAGGGCTTATTCAAAATCCTTACCAACTACCCACAAATCAGTAAGGAACAAGTGATAAACGAGATGACTAAGGCTTTCGGTGAGGAAGCATTGAAGTCACAGGACATCAAAGAACGCATCAAGACCTTTGAGGATGCGGTAAATGCCATCGGTGAAGACCATCCTCTCGTTGCTCAGTACAAGACGATAAACAGCGCATTCAAGGAAGCAGACAACAACTTGCACCTATTCGCCTATACTCGCCTTGCCATCATAGCAGAGGCATTAAACGAGGGATGGAGACCAGAGTACACAGAGGATGAATATCGCTATTATCCTTGGTTCGGTCTCTACACACAAGAAGAGTATGATGATATGGATGACGAAGATAAGGAATGTTGCCGTTGTGTCGGTCGCTCGAATAGCGGTGCGTATGCGGGTGGCGGTCTCGTCTTTGCGGATGCGTATGGCGGTTCTGCGAGCTCGCATACGAATATCGGCTCTCGGCTTGCCTTCAAGTCTCGTGAGTTGGCAATCTACTGCGGTAAGCAGTTCATCGAAATTTGGATAAATTATTTGTTTAAGTAAGCTTCATTATGGCAGGGTGGATAAAGATAAATCGTAAAATCATAGAGCATTGGCTTTGGCAGGATGCTGAGCGGCTGAAATGGTGGCTCGATTTGCTCTTCATGGCATCATGGGAGGAAAGAAAGACTACCCATGATGCCCACCTCATCACCTTGCAAAGGGGGCAGATGGTAGCATCAATCGGGTATCTAAAAGACCGATGGGGAAAGAACCATCAAACCATTTTGAAGTTTCTCAAAACACTCGAAACAGAGGGAATGATTACAAGAAAGGTATTGTATAGGCAAACGGCTATCATAACTATCTGTAATTATGAGAGTTATCAAGCACCAGACTCTGATGAAGTGTATAGGCAAGTAGATAGCACCATGTATAGCATAAATGAAAAAAGTGGGGGTACTACAATGTATAGGCAAAAATCGGGGTCAAGTAATTGTAAATCAGACACATTAAGGCATACAGAAGAAAAAAAAGTGTATAGCATAGCGGACGGCATAGCGTATAGCATAGTAGCAACAAATAAAGAAAGTAAAGAATATAATAATAATATATCTTCTTCACTACGTTCAGAAGATTTGTCCGACAAAAAGTCGGACTCTCCAAAGAGTGAGATGGATTTGTCTAAGTTTGTTGTTTTTTGGAACTCGGAAATCGAGAAGCAAAAATCTACTATCCCGAAAATTCGCTCAATACAGGGTAAACGAAAAAATCATATACTCGCCCGATGCAGGGAACACGGAAAGGAAGCTATTGCCGAAATGGTCAGAAAGATGGCTCAGAGTGATTTCCTAAACGGCAATAATGACCGTGGATGGATAGCAAACTTCGACTGGGTATTTCTTCCTACCAACTTTCAAAAGGTGTTGGATGGAAATTACGATAATCATTCAAACAATAAACAAGACGATGGAATTTATCAACAAAGCGACAAAGTTCAACGTAAGCGTATTGAAACAAAATCTACTTCACCAGAGGATTACGAGGGAACGTTTTAAGTTTCCACTCACTGAGGAACAAGCAGAGGATGTTTTGATGGCAGCATATCAAGCAGAGGTCGAATTTAGGCACAGGGTCTTTGAGGATGATGAGCCGACAAAGGAAAACATCAAGAAGATTGCAAAGTACCTCACTAACGATAATCAGAAATTCGGCATGATGTTCCTTGGTCTCTGTGGAAATGGCAAAACCACGATGCTCTATGCCTTTCAGCAGTCTATCAATTATCTAAACCGCAAAAACCTCTTTGAGGATGCGAGCAAGGTAGGAATACAAATCATAGATGCAAAGGATGTCGCAGCGATGGCAAAGGACATCAAGGAGTTTCGGACTCTCAAAAACAGAGATATGCTCGCTATCGAGGATATGGGGCGAGAGCCTACTGAGGTATTGGATTACGGAAATATCCTAAATCCTGTTATCGACCTCATAGAATACCGATATGATGCTCAGTTGTTCACGGTCATCACCACAAACCTCAACAAAAAGGAAATCAGAGCCAAGTATGGGGCAAGGGTCGCAGACCGATTTAATGAAATGCTGGAGTGCATAGTGTTTAAAAACGAGACATACCGAAAATAAGTGCTTATCACGCATTATTTTCTTTCAAATGAATAGTTCTTCATCTTTTGGGAGAAAATGCGAGAAATCGCACGAAAAGCGGCAAATTTCAAATAATTCAACGCAACAATGAAAACAAGAAATCAAGAAAAAACTAAGAAATGCGAGATTTGCGGTCAAGAACTGCCTATCTCGGAGTTCTCAAAGAGTTACAGAAACCGATGCAAGGCTTGTGTGGCTGAGCAAGTGAGAGAACAACGTAAGAACGGCAAGATGGCAACATCATCCATGGATTGGGAACAAAGAGAGTTTGACACTGCCAAGGAACTTTTCATCTCGCAAATGAATAATAGCAGACTCCCAAATGCGAGTATGGATATAGATGTCATTCAACGTAGTTATGCTGCAAAAGCTATCAAGGCAGCGAGAAACTTCATAGAGGTTTGCAAGGAAGGAGGCGAAAAATGAAAATCTTTGGAGGCTGCTTTCTGAAAAAGCATGAATGGCAATTCTTTCTTCTTCCTGCTTTGGGAGCAGATAGACATGGAAATCGTATAACAATCGGTTTTATATGGTTGGTATTCTCCATCTATATCCGAATTGATGCAGGAAAGAAAGGAGGTCAAGGATGAAAGTATTTGTCTTTGACATCATGCTCAAAGGTCGATTTGTGTGTACGTTGAGATACAAGTATTGCCCATTGTTCCCCATTGATTTTGAGGAACTGACAAAGTTCATTTTGAGCAAGAGACCGACATTAAGAAACAAACCCTATAATATCGCATTCTAAGATGGAAACAACGGATAAAGAATTTGAGAGTATTAAGAGTAAGATTTTGAAACTCAAAGCACTTGCAGAACGTGGCGAGAGAGGTGAAGCCATCAACGCCCAGAGACTTCTTGATAAGTTACTCAGACAATACGGAATAACTCTCGAAGATGTCATTGAGAATACTGAGGAAAAGAAATGGTATAAGTTCGCTTGTCGTAAGAAATACGAGCAGAAACTACTCCATCAATGCTATTTCAAGGTACTCAATAAGAGTGAGGTCAATTATAGCAAGGGCACTGGCAGCATATATTATCAACTGACCGCCTATGAGTTTGCGGAGTTGTCAAACTTATACGATTGGCACAAAGCCCAACTCAACAAGGAGATAAACAGGATGATAGATGATTTCACCTCAGCCTACATCATTAAGCACCGTATTACATCGGATGATAGCGGCAGCAGCTCTGATGACGATGAGGACAAACCTCTGACAAAGGAGGATTTGGAGAGAATTTCGAGAATTACGAAACTGATGTATCAAGTCGAAGACACATCATATTGCAAAATGTTAGAACAGAAATAAATACAAATGGATAAGTTAGACGAATATTACAAGTTCCTCGCTGAGAAGCAGACAGCGGTACATGATAGCGGTTTTGAGATTGCAGATGAAGACCTCAACCCTAAGTTGTTCACGTTTCAGAGATATTGCGTGAAGAGAGCATTAAAGACAGGTCGATTTGCAATGTTTGAGGATTGCGGATTGGGAAAGACCTTTCAGCAGTTGGAATGGGCTTACCAAGTGCAGAAGCACATCAATCGCCCTGTTTTGATACTCGCTCCTTTGGGAGTCATCGGTCAGACCATCAAGGAGGGTGAGCATTTCGGGTATGAGGTCAAGGAAATCGGTCTTACCGTATTCGACCAAGACTTGAAAGCAGGCATCTACATCACAAACTACGACAACATGGAGAATATTGATGCTTACCTCTTCGGGGGGGTCGTTCTCGATGAGAGTTCAATACTAAAGAACTTTGCAGGAAAGACCAGAACCGCCCTCATAGAGGATTTCAAAGATACTCCTTACAAGTTGTGTTGTACCGCCACCCCATCGCCAAATGACACAACGGAGCTTTGCAACCATGCGGAGTTTTTGAACGTAATGACCAGAAACGAAATGCTTGCGATGTACTTTGTGCATGATGGTGGTTCTACATCCGATTGGAGATTGAAAGGTCATGCTCAGCAGGATTTTTGGGATTTCGTTTCTACTTGGGCGGTCATGCTCAGTAAG